GAATGATCTTTGGATTTATAAAGAAATACATCCATATGTTCACGCTGCAAATAAAAATTCAGGTTGGAATTTTGAATGGGACTGGTCAGAATCTTGTCAGTTTACAAAATATAAAAAAGGCCAATATTACGACTGGCATTGTGATAGTTGGGAACACCCTTATAAAGAAGAAGGCCCAACTAAAGGAAAAATTAGAAAGCTATCTGTAACAGTTAGTTTGTCTGATCCAAAAGATTATAAAGGTGGAGAGTTAGAATTTGATTTTAGAAATACAGATCCTAGTAAAAAACAAAATATTATAAAATGTGATCAAATCTTACCTCAAGGTTCTTTAGTAGTTTTTCCTAGTTTTGTATGGCACAGAGTAAAACCAGTAACTAAAGGAACTAGATATAGTTTAGTAATATGGAATCTTGGTTATCCTTTTAGATAATATGAAAAATAAATACCTAATATTAAAAAAAGTTATTTCAACTGAGTTAACAAATTTTGTTTTTAATTATTTTTTAATGAAAAGACAAGTAGCTAAAACATTATTTGAACAAAAATATATTTCCCCTTTTTCAACTGAATTTGGCACTTGGCAAGATGAGCAAGTTCCAAATACTTATTCACATTATTCAGATATAGTAATGGAAACATTATTGCAATGGATTCTACCTACTATGGAAAAACACACTAAATTAAAACTAATCCCTACTTATTCTTATGCAAGAATATATAAAAAAGGAGATGTTTTACATCGACATAAAGATAGATTTAGTTGTGAAATATCTACCACTCTAAACTTGGGTGGTAATCCGTGGCCAATCTATTTAAGTCCAAAAGAAAATGTAGGTATTCCAGATGATAAAAAAGGAATAACAGCAGCAAGTAATGCTAAAGGAATTAAAGTAGATCTTAAACCAGGTGATATGTTAATTTATAAAGGTATGGAATTAGAGCATTGGCGAGAAGCTTTTGATGGTGAAGATTGTGCTCAAGTTTTCTTACATTATAATAAAGTTTCAAAAGAAACTGAAAAAAATAAGTTTGATAAAAGACCACATTTAGGATTACCAGATTTTTTTAAAAAATGAATTTAGTAAATGATATACCAATAACTAGCGGTGGAATATTTATTTATAATTTAAATATTAGTAAAGATTACAAAAAATATTACACGTCTTTAAAATATGATAGTGACCCTGATTCACAACAAAGTAAAGATAAATCTGTTTTGAAAAATCTTTCAGAAATAGAAAAAGAAATTAATTTAGCTTGCTGTCATTTTATAAAAGAAATTTTACATATGGAATGTGATTATTTTATATTTAATTCTTGGTTTACTTTAACTAAACCTAAAAAAGAATCACATAGCCATATTCATAGTAATTCTTGGTTATCAGGTGTATATTATCCAGAAGAACATAAGGGTTTTAATATTAGATTCTATAATGATAATATTAATGTTTTTTATACTGATGTAAAAAGTTATAATATATACAACACTAAATATTGGACAATAACTCCTAAAAAAAATCAATTAGTTTTATTTCACAGTGGCATTAGACATAAAATACTTAAAAATGAATCTAATAAAAATAGATACTCTTTAGCTTTTAATCTTTTACCAAAAGGAGTTTTTGGTTTTTTAGATAGTAAAGTTAATTTTAAATTTTAATTGTGTAATTTATTTAAATAATCAAATAAAGAAGGAACTTTTTTTATAAGAGTGTCCCAATGTTCTTTTTTAGCATTTAATTTATCCACGGTGTTTTTAAAAAGTTCATTTACTATTTTATCTTCTTTAAAATAGTTTGCGTGTTTAATAGCCACTATATCAGTAGGAGCATAATTGTTACCAGCACAAATTGCACTTAAACCTAAAGTTGGCTCAAATTTAAAGTTGTGAAATTTATCATATATAGTTCTGTGTAAAGTGTTTGCTAAAACAGGATTTAATTTAAATAAATTTTCATCCCAAGTTTTATTAAAATTATGTTTCCAATAAGGAGTATCAGTTCTTTGTGATAAAGCATAATGTAATGCTACAAAAGAAGCAAAATTATAAAAAATATGTCTACAAGCAGTGCTAAATCCGTCCTTATCATATTGATTTACGTTTCCACGTTTAAGAGTACGACATAGATAATATAAAAATTCGTGTACGGAAAACAACCCATTGCTTTCTAACGGTTCTATAAATCCCGCAGATAGTCCAATTGCACATACGTTCTTAACCCATAATTTTTCATAAATCCCTACTCTCATTTTAATATTTTTAAAATCTCCTTCTTTAACTTTTAAATATTTTTTAAATTCTTTTAACGCATCTTCATCAGATACAAATTTAGATGAGTATACATACCCAGTTCCAATACGACTCCACAAAGGTATGTTCCATACCCAACCATTATTATATGCAGTACAATTAGTATAAGAAACTAATTCTTTTCTTTTATTTTTATATGGTATTCTTGTTGCCCAAGCTGAATCATTTGGTAAAAGATCTGTTAAACTTTCAAATGGCACATTCATTTTACTAAATAACTGTGCTTTAAATCCTGTGCAATCAATAAATAAATCTGCTTTGTACTTATTATTTAAATTATCTATACCATCTTCATTTAAGTTAATTGTTTTAATTTCTTCTTTAATGTGTTTGACCCCATTAGGTATACAAATATGATCTCTTAACCAAATTCCAAATTTAGTAGCATCAAAATGAAAGGCAGTATCTTTGTCATAAGTAAAGTCTAAACCATTTATAGGTTGGTCTGTACATTTATTTTTATTTACTAATGACATAATTGGATAAGTGTGGTCTGCATAATCAGAACAAGGTGTTTTAGGATATAACATTTTTTTAAACCACCAATCATTTAATTCAAATGAGTTTCCATTTAAATCAGGTAACCCAAACGGATAATGAAAAGTTTCACCTATTTTTGAAAAATCAGTGAATTTAATACTCATTTTTATACTAGCATCAGTATGAGGAATAAATTGTTTGTCATCTAATCCTATTAAAGCACACCATTGACGAATTTGACCAATCGTGCTTTCTCCAACTCCAACAGTAGCAATATTAGGAGATTCTATTAAGGTAATGTTTTTTTCTGGAAAAACTTTTATTAAAGTAGCTGCTGTCATCCATCCAGCAGAACCACCTCCAATAATTATTATTTTATTCATATTATTTTATAATATTAAAATTAATAGCTAAACTTATTCTCTCACATTTACTTTTAAAAGAATTAACAGAATGATTAAGAGTATGAGGAAACATATAAAAATCACCTACTTCAGGAAAATAATGTTTTTGAGAAATATAACCACGAACCATTGGGCCAAAAATAAAATTTATTGATCCTGGTTTAGAATAGTTATTTATTGCTTTTATAGATTCTTGTTTTAAAATTTTAGGTATATTTAAATATATAACCGAAGAAAAATCACAACCCGTGTGTATATGAGGAGGATTACATTCTCCTTCTTTCATATAATTAACCCAAGCGTCTACTATGACAATATCTTTAACATCATCATCATACCATTTTTGGTATGCATCTTTAAAAGCAAAAAGATAAGGTGTTAAGATATTTATTAATTTATTATGATCCTTTATTTCATATTCGTCTTTAATAAGACCAGCTAATCTTTTTCTCATATCAAGTTTTTTGTTTTTTACACACGTTTGTAAAAGACTTTTAATTTCTTGTGGCTTTATTTTTGTTTTAAATAAAAGAGGGCCGTTGTAAATTATTTCATACTTCATACTATTTTATATAGTTTAAATTAAGAATGACTCTAGTTTCTTTATCAGTGCAAGTTGTTCCCGTATGTTGTAAATGACCATTAAACTCTACGTATTTATTTCTTTCACTTTTAACAATTGTTCCGTTTTTAAATTTTGTATAACCATTATTATTATTTAAATAAAATATACCAGTAGTATATTTTTTAGACTTAGTACTAATATCAATGTGCATACCATGTTCAATTTTTTTATGACTTTTCAATAATAAATTAGCCTTTGCTCTTAATAAAGAAAGCCATTTAATCTTTTTTTTAAAACAGTCAATTATATGTATATATGATGAAGATATAATTTGATCATCTTCATAAAAAGTATGGGCTAATTGAAAGTTATAATCTTTAGCAGATATTAATTTATCTGGTAAAACAGGCCCATAATACCAAGGAAAACCATTATTAGCCATAACTCCTTCAACTATGTTAAATTCTTTTTCTGATAAAAAGTTTTTATATATTTTCATTTATAACTTTATATTTATGACATTGAATAATAACATTTATTATATATAAATCAACTATGATAATAGAAAGATTTGCTAAATATTTAACTAATATCGAATATCCAAAAGAAAAAACATCTTGGCATATAGCTGGAATTATAAAAGGACAAAATGCTTTTTATAAATTTGATGTTAGAGGTAGAACAAAGGAATCAGAAAATAGAGCATATAAAACAGGTTATTTAAATACACAGGCAGATAAGATGGTCTTTGAATATATTGATCAATGGATTATATTAGACATACAAGAACTTAACAAATACATAAAAGAAACTGGTCTTAAAGATTTAGAATTAAATAATTTAATATCTAAGTTAGAATGGACTATATTTTTGGCAAAAAATTAAATATAAAGAGTAAATGTTTTATAAACAGTATAAAAATTTTTTATCTAAAAATGATAAACAATTTATTGAAAACATTATACTTGATAAAATGTTTCCTTTTTATCATTATCCTCATTCTTGTATAGATGACAATAAAAGTTTTTTAGCACACGTTGTTTTAAGAAGACCCGAAGATAGAAAAAAAGGAGAAAAATATAATAGTGATTTTGCACAACCCATATTAAATATTTTATATTCTTTTTTTAAAAAAGCTAAAATAAAACCTAAAGAATTATTAAGAATAGCTATAAATTATACTTATCCAAATGGGCAAGAAAAATGTGATTTACATATTGATCACGACGATATAGCATATAAACAAGTTATCATTTATTTAAATGATTGTTTAGATAAAGAATCTAAAACTGTTATTTTAGATAAAAATAAAGTCATTAAAAGTGTTTTACCTGAAAAATACAAAGCTATAATTTTTGGAAATAACCCTCATTATCATTATTATCCAAAGGTAGGATTCAGAATTGTTCTAATTTGTACTTATATTTAACAAGTAATGATTTGATATCTAAGCTAGAATGGACTATATTTTTGGCAAAAAATTAGATATAGTGGTTTATTATGTTACAAAAATTAAATTTTAAACCAGGTTTT